CGATACATTGATGCATAGAGATAAGGAACAGACAGGGGAATGAATGTTTCACCTTTGATGTCATAAACAGTGGATTGAAGGTCACCAAGATTGGAATAGGAGTTTTTGTATCGGAGAGTAACTCTGAGACGGAAGGAATAAAACGAAGGAACATTGACGTGAATCAAATATTTTATGCTTCCGCGCCAGTACTTATGTGCGCGAGAGACAAAAGCTAGCCAATCACCAATAGGATTGATCTGGTAAGAGGGAGTGGACAAATAGTTAGTATTAACGGTAACAGGGATGTTGATGGAGGAATTAGTAGGAGAAAGCGTGGTAAGAGCATATAACATAGGGCGTTGAGCCATTTGGGAGACAGTCATGTGCTGAGTTTCCATACCTTCAAACGTAGGGGACGTAGTAAGCTGAGAATTATGATAGAGGGTCAATTCCTTAGCATTAGTGAGTCCATCAGCTTGGTTGTAGTTAGTATTAACATCATTGAATTGGGGGGTAGGGGCAGTTTGAATTACCGGTTTCGAAAGATCGCCTGCGAATGCGTTAGCAACGTCAGCGATCATTCCATAAGCGCTTCCAATAACGGGGACTTTTCGCAAAATCTTGGAAACGGCGGACACTATGGGCTTAGCGTCGAGACCGGATGTGGAACGGGTCTGTGCTTCTTTGTTGGGACTATTCATGTCGGACGTGAATCCAGTGACACGAGGATTGATGAAAGAAGCGAAAACATTAATCGGTACGGCAGCGGCTTGTCCAGCTGAGGTAGCAACGAGGGCGTTGAGTTCATAAATATAGAGGGAGGCAACTATAGTAGAAGTGGCAGCTGACATATAAGCGCTATCGAACCAGTCGAGGGGGCATAACCATGGGATGGTCATTTTAACTGAGTCTTGAGTAGACGCGTTGATCACAATGGAATTAGAAATACCAGAGAGATAAAAAGGGAGTTTCGAGGGAGTGGTTGGAGGAAGAGACTGATTACAAGGAAGCCAAGCAATAATAAGAGCACCTTGGTGGAACGGGGTGGAATTTAGCTTGATTTCGATAGAAATATCAGAACGGATGAAACGGTACCTTTTCATTACATCTGAAATCGTAGGAATTGAGAGCAATGCGCCAGGTAAAGAAATCACGACGGGAGACATGCCAGGTGTCCAGGTCGTGGAGGAGATATTGTAAGAACGGTTTAACAATTGGGTGGGAGTAGTGTCGGGATAAGGGTCTGCAATGGGACGGTTGGTTAACGGGGCAGAGACTTCGATGACATTGGAAGCTTCAGCGAATGAAGTAGTTCCAGCGGAGCCAATGGTTACTGGTTCTTGAGTGTCTCCAATAGGGACAACGGCGGATGTAGATGAGGTGGATGAAATAGAGACTCATGGACGATTGAGAATAGGCTGGGTCAGACCTAGACTCTCGAAGATTATATTTTTAAGAGATTAGACTGCATGTTACGTATGATAATCGGATACGCGTGGTTTTTCACGTAACACGGCCAACTAGGCTCTTGGAAGGTCTCCAGGCAAGACCAAACCGGGGTAGGTGTTTAAAGTCACCGCTGACTGGTGGTGGTTAGAGAACAAGGAATTTCTTCCTGAATTCCGAGGCAGAGAGTTCGCCAGAATACATATCAGCTATTATGGGCCAAATAGTGTCATATGTATAAGGGTAGCGATGCTCTTCACCTAAATGAAGAAGAAAGGGTTGTAATTGGGAGAGAGCTTTCGAAAACTTCTCGACCATGCAAGGCAAATTCGTTGAGGGCAATATGAATATTTAGTGCTGTTTGGGCGGGCACTGTTTTATCGGTAGGTTTCATAATATAACGAGTCATTGCTTGAATCGAGTTGATTTTGAGAGGAGCCAAAATAACACCTTTTTCTTCACGGAATCCACGAGAAAGGAACATTGCGTTGGACGCAGGTTGATATTCTACTAGGGTTTCGTCTTTAGTCGATTCGGTGCAATCATGATTAAAGACTTCTTTGCG